ATTACAACAAACATTAACATACTTTCCATCCCAGGTATTAGAGAGCCTTTCGTTACGGACTTTGTCCTCGACAAGAATACCGATTACGGCATGTCTCTATACCTCATGGATATTCCAGCTTATGACAAGAATAGCAATAGACTTTACGATGATTCAACTAATCGCCCAGAAGTACAGGCAACAGTTGCTAAGTTTGAGGCAAGAGGAGTAGACAATAGCTCTGCAGCTTCCTACTTCCCAGATGTTTCAATTGATGATGAAACCAACAACAAAATCGTTGAAGTTCCTTCTTCTGTTGCGGCAATCGGAGCACTAGCCTTCACAGACAAGGCGCGCTATCCTTGGTTCGCCCCTGCAGGGTTTGATCGAGGATCACTTTCAAACGTACAGTCAGCTAAGGCTAAGTTGAATGCCGCTGATAAAGATACATTGTACGATGCAAGAATCAATCCCATTGCAACTTTCCCAAGAATCGGACCAGGTGGCACACCAGGTTACGTGATCTTCGGGCAGAAAACCTTACAGCAGGCAAAATCTGCGCTTGATAGAGTGAACGTTAGAAGAATGCTCCTCGAAGTTAAGCGTCAAGTTGTCGCTGTTGCAAACAACTTTGTCTTTGAACAAAATACTCCGGCATTGAGAAAGAAATTCGTTGCTCAAGTATCTCCTTTGCTCGCTGCGGTGCAAGCCCAAAGCGGTATTGAGAAATTTAGAGTGATAATGGACGACACTAACAATTCTCAGGCTGATATTGAGTCGAACAGATTAAACGGTAGGATCATTCTTGTTCCTACACGTGCTATTGAATTTATCTCACTCGACTTTATTATCACAAATGCTGGTGTGAGTTTCGAAGTATAGATATTTATGATATGATATTGGAGTTTTGAGAATGGCTGAAAACATCCCAGGCGTCCGCGCAAATGAAATTGATCGTTCCCAAGTTACGCCTTTAGGAATCGATGGTATTCCCGCAGGCGTAATCGGAACTGCGCATCAAGGACCTGCATTCGTCCCAGTTACTATTTCTAATTTTGCAGATTTTGAAAAAATCTTTGGTGTTATTGATAAGGTTGCAGACAAGTCCATGTTCGGACCAGTTGCAGCTCAACAGTGGCTTAGAAATGCTAATGCCCTGACTTACGTTAGAGTTCTTGGCGCAGGCAACGGAAAGCAAAGAACTAGCGATGATATCGTCACTAATGGCGGGTTCGTAGTAGGAAACGAGTTACCACAAGATTCAGGTTTCTTGGGTGCCAATTCATTCGCAAATGAGAATGGTGAACCGGGAAGAGTTTACTTTCTTGGCGCTTATATGTCACAGTCAAATGGATCAACCATTTTCTCTGACGCAGGAATACAAAACCTAGGTGAGGACAAAGCACGCCCAATACTTAGAGGTGTTCTTTTTACACCGTCAGGAACTTCTCTCACACTTTCTTGCTCAAACGGTGTCGCAGACAACATACCTTCAGATACAGACACTACAGCATCAAGCGTTGGATTTGTTACAGGAACAGTGAACTTTGAAAACGGTTCTCCGAAGTTTACGATGCTGATTAAGGGTTTGAAAGACACTACGGAAAACATCATTACTGCTTCTCTTGACCCTGCAGAAGCAAAAAGCTATTTTGCAACAGCTTTTAACACAGATCCTTCTAAAATGGAAGAGCGTGGACACTACTTATACACTCATTATGATGTTTATTCTGGGTTTGCAGTTGTCACAGGATCTGGTTTGACACCAAGCGATTCTGCAGAAATGATCAACAAGACATGTTCTACGACCTACGGAGGCGGCTCAGATGTCGTCTTCTTAACAACCAGCTCCCTTGACAGAAACACACTTGACGGTGATGTTCCAAACTATGAAGGATTCCAGACCAGGTTTGATCACGCAAGATCGCCTTTCGTGATTTCCCAAAAGTTTGGTGGAACTGCGAAAGATCTGTTTAGAGTTCACGCATTAAGCGATGGTGTTACTAAGTCTAAAGCATCTGATCCTGTTGGATCTAACACTAAATTTAAAGTTTCCATCGAGAACATTAGAAAGTCTACTGATCCTAATAATGACTACGGTACTTTCGATCTTGTCGTCAGAGACTTCTTCGATCAAGATGAGTCTAGCAAGCAGATTCCTTTGGAGCAGTATAGAGGGCTTTCCCTGGATCCAGGCGCTGACAGATATATCGGCCGAATAATCGGTGATAGAAATATTTTTTACGATTTCGAGCAGCAGACAGGATTCCAAAAGATTGTTGTCCAAGGCAAATATTCCAATATGTCTAATTTAATCCGCGTTGAGATTAACGCAGATGTAGAATCAGGTGATATCGACGGCACAGCGCTTCCGGTTGGATTTAGAGGGCTTGATCACCTGATAACGTCAGGAAGTAACCCGCTTACAGCAATTCCAGATGCTGGCCTCACAACAGACGCAACTGAGCTACTCAAGTCAACAGTTGAGCCCCCAGTTCCATTCAGAGAACATTTACTTATTGGTTCTGGTAGCGTAAGCGCTCGCGCCAAACCTTCCTTATATTGGGGCGTTCAATTCCAGCGTAAGGTTGAATTGGCTAAGCCGAATGAAGATTTACAATCTGAGCCAACCATTCAAAGTTTCACGAAGTTCTTCCCTAATTTCTACGGCTTGAATAGCACAAACATGAACGTTATGACAGGTTCAAACGCAGGCCAAGCAGATGCTTCAGGTATCGTATTTGACTGTGATAGATTTAATAACAACGGATTTACACTTGAAAACGTTAGGATTCTTACAGGCTCTGGCGATAAAGCAGACGCTTCTTCTAACGGAATCAAGGAGTGGAGATACGAACGAGCAGGAAATGTTACTGCAGATGCTTCTGCTAAGACTAGAGCCTGGACAGTTGATGATACCAGTGATCAAAAAGTATCTAACGTTTCTAAGTTCACGTTCCCAATCCAGGGTGGTTTTGACGGCCTAAGCATCTTCGATGCAGATTCAGCTAACCTTAATGATAAGTCCGCCAAGGGCGAAATGGATGATGCAAACCGCGGACAAAGAGAAGGTTCTACAGTTTCAGCATACTTTAGAGCTCTTGACGTTATGGCAGATAAATCAGACGTTGACATTCAGCTTCTGGCAATTCCTGGCCTTCGACAAGAAGTGATTTCAGATCAAGCTATTCTAAAGGTAGAAGACAGGTTCGACGCGCTTTACATTATGGATATTGAAGAAAGAGACAATGTTAACACAGTGGTTACATCTTCGGTCCAAAAAGATAGCATAAGCGTTGCAAATACAGTTACGGCGTTTGATTCTAGAAACTTAGATTCTTCCTTTGCAGCCGCTTACTTCCCAGACGTGACAATGACTGTGGCACAGAAATCATTGGACTCTCAGACGAAAGTTCTTAGAGAACAAACCACATCGGTTGTGGTACCCCCTTCTGTTGCAGTTATCGGTGCATTCTCCGCGAATGATCGCGTTGCATTCCCATGGTTCGCCGCAGCAGGATTTAGCAGAGGCGCTCTCAAGAATGTTACAGAAGTTAAGACTAAATTAAACGAAGACAACCTTGAAGATTTGAATAACTCAAAGATTAACCCAATCCAGACGTTCCCGAACTCTGGGCCAGTGGTATTCGGTCAAAGAACTCTGCAGCAAGCAGCATCTGCTCTTGACAGAGTCAATGTTAGAAGACTTCTGATTGACATCAGGCGCTCAGTGCGTCAGGCAGCAAATCAGATCCTGTTTGAGCCAAATAGAGAGGCAACCCTTGCAAGGCTCAGCGCAAGAGTTCGACCAATCTTGCAAAACGTTCAGCAGAATTCAGGCATCGATAGATTTAAAGTTATCATTGATGCTTCTACTACAACTCAAGCAGACGTTGAGAACAACACTGTGAGAGGAAAAATCTTTATTCAACCAACCCGAACCGCCGAATTCATCTCTCTCGACTTCGTCGTTACAAATGCGGGCGTAGAAGGAATTTAACTCACATGAGAATATTTTTTGGCGTGACGTATATTTATAATGAGAGAGATGTTAGGAGCTTGTAATGGCAGAAACACTATCAGTCGCAGAGATGCTTCCAAATAAGTTTGAACCGAAACGCAAGTTTCGATGGGTTTTTGCTATAGAAGGGATAGACGCATTCTTAATGAAGACCGCAGCTCGTCCCCAGATTCAAACCCCGGCCCAGACAATACAGTTCATCAATCACACGCGTTATGTCGCAGGAAGAACTGTTTTCCAGGAAATGAACGTTTCTCTTTACGATCCTATCGCACCTTCAGGTGCTCAGCAGGTTATGGAGTGGGTGAGAACTCACTTTGAATCCGTTTCTGGTCGTAGTGGCTACGCTGACTTTTACAAGCGTGACTGCCAGATCAAGATGTTGGATCCAGTAGGAACAGTTGTTGAACTCTGGGACGTCAAAGGTGCGTTTATCACAAGCGCTAACTTTGGTCAAGACTTGGATTACAATTCTGAAGCTCCTGCAGAAGTTCAGCTTACGCTGAGATTTGACAACTGCGTCCTTCAATACTGATTTAATATCCGACGTATATGGCATATCCGCATTGCTCTTTGTGAGCAAGCCAAAAAATTTGTATTCACTGGTTTAACGTCTCTCTCACGTTAACATACAATATAAATGATTCGAAAGGACACCAGTATGTCTCGCAAAAATGATATCTTTACTTCTACTGGCATGCACGAACAGATGATGCAGCCATCGATCGAGAGGATGGAACAAGACTTAGGTTTTGACATTCCTGTTGAGCAAGTACCTTTGCCCTCGCAGGGTTTAGCATACCCAGAAGGACACCCGCTTCACGGAAAAGTTGCTGTTTCAATTAGAGCAATGACAGCAAGAGAAGAAGATATCCTCACGTCAAGAGCACTTATTAAGCAAGGCACCGTTATTTCACACCTGCTTTCTTCTTGCCTGATGGACAAGACAATAAACACACGCTCAATGCTCAGTGGTGACCGAACAGCGGTGATGATCGCACTTAGAATCACAGGATACGGTGCTGGATATAACGTTGAGATGGATTGCCCAGAATGCGGAACAAATCAACAGTGTGAGTGCAACTTGGCAGACCTCCCTATTAGAACCCTCGATCTTGAACCTGTCGAACCAAACACAAACTTATTTGCTTTTAAGTTGCCCATGTCAGGTAAGACCGTTCACTTTAGATTTGCTACTGGCGAAGATGAGGAAGAGCAATCGCTTCTCACAGAGAGAAAGAGAAAGCAGGGTTTTACAGCAGACAGCTTGGTAACAGATAGGCTCCAGCGTGTAATCGTTTCTGTCGATGGAGAGACTTC